GTTACCATTGATAAAGTTAGTGTTACTATATTAGGGTTTAACGGCGTTACTGCTTCTCAGCAAACATTAATATTAAATGCCTTGACCGATGAAATAAATAGTATTCGTCCGTTTATTGGCGGCGCTGATGTTTTATCCGAAAAGAAAGACAATCTTTCAACGACTAATATTATTTCCGCAGTTTTAAGCGCAATCCCAGGTGCGATATTTACAGGAGCTTCGATGATTATACAAGTAGGTGGCGGATCTCCTACGCCTGTTGTATCCAAAACATTCACTAACGGAGAAATACCGTTCTTAATATCTGTAGCCTATGCCTAGTGTCATTGATTTGATAAATAAATTATCCCGTCAGTTATTCCCAAATGGTAGAGCTTTTAAGTTTCCTTTTGCCGGGGTGATAGATAAGCTAAACGCAGCATTTGCCAAAAGCGAAGCGCGTGCCTACGGGGATGCCTTATCAATCTTAGATAGTGTAATAGCAGATAACCCTAATTTCGATGAAGTAGATGCAACACAATGGGAGCGAAGGCTTGGTATAATAAATGGGAGCGCATCCCCTTTGCCTGTCAGGATATTGGCGATAAATCAAAAGCTTAACTATCCCAATACGGATGCACCAAGGCAACATTACACTTTTATTCAGCAACAACTAAGGGATGCAGGATTTGACGTTTATATTTATGAGAATAATTTTGGCGGAGTAACAAAAACGCCATCTCAAATTTTGGGTACGACTTCCGGAGAGGCTTTGCACTCAACAACCGTTTACCATGGGACAATACAGCACGGCGCAGGTTATAATAATAAAATTGTAAATTACATTGACGAGTCCTTAGATGCTACTTTTGTTGTAGGGTCGAATTATAGGAGCACATTTTATATTTCGAGTAACGTAATAGATGTTTTTGCAAGTATTCCGACAGTGAGAAAAAATGAATTTAGACAATTAATCCTCCAATTAAAACCCGCTCAAACTTGTGGGTTCTTATTTGTAAATTACGTATAATCATGATCAGATTACAAGATAAAACCAACACAATGCCGCCAACGTCCGATTATCCATTTGGGGATATTAGAGACGATACAGGAACAGGCAATGGCACGCCCATAGATCGGCAGGTTTATGCGGATATTCATCAGTTTTTTGCCAAAATGTTTTTTGAAAGCGGCATTACTTCTAATGGATTGGCAGATAATGCAACAAATGGGTTTCAATTGTGGAATGCATTTAGCAAGTTTACATCTACAGGCGTTTGGATAGATGCCGCAGCTCCTGTAATTACAACAGCCGGAATATCGGGATTGACCAAAACATACAATAAAATAAAAATAGTGGGCAAGTTGGCGCATTGGAAATGTGTTTTTAGGTATCAATTAGCAACAGCTCAACCATTTCTGGAGCTGGATTTACCTATTGAGATTACGTCATTGGGTTATTCAATTAATGCAGCGGCTCCATATTCTTTGGGGCTTAGCGATAGCGGGGGGAAGGTGATGACAATTACAAGTAATTCATTTGGGTATCTTCATTTAAATTTAGCCAGACAAGACGGCACAAATTTACCGTCAACTGGCGGGGGCTCTACTTCCATTTCTTTCGATATTGTTTTAGAACTTGTACCATAATGGCATCCATTAATATCAATACTGACACTCCAAAGTAATTTATTGCCTCTCCCATTTTCTCTATTACCCAATACCCATCCATTTACACCGGCATGTATCGCTGACTTTATAAACTTTTCTTCATCCGTTTTGCCTTTTGCTCTTCGGGAATCTACTATTTTACTTTTGATATCTGAAATGCGGGCCTTCGCTCTAACTGTTTTATTCCAAGAATTGCCGGTTCTCGCCTGCTTAAGAGGAATAAACGAACGTCCGCCAATATCTCCGCCGCCCTCTTGTTCTTCTAAGTCCTCTACAGTATTTCCCTTTCCAGCAATTTTAACGAATCCTACCGTTGATTTCATTGAGCTAACATCGAATCCCGTTGCTGGGTCTACCTTAGAGTTTGCTTTAAAAAATGTAGGCTTACGGTGTATAAAATTCTTTTTAGCACTCTCTGGCATCGTAGTTTTTTTAACTTCAAAAGGGTCTAATTGACTAGGAAAACTAATGTATGGTGAAATACTGAAATCTGAGTTGTTTGCCATTGTTGCATAATTGTTTAAGCAAAGATAAAATATTTTACAATACAATTTGCAAATGATAAAATTTTACTATATAGTAGTAATATCAATAAGTACGAATTGAAAAATTTAAAGGTTTTGATACATTCTGAACGGTATAACTTTTTCTATTTACACCAAGCAATGCTAATCCGGATGATATAGACGCATCATATTTTGTTCTTTTGGCAATTTCAAATCCCATCCAATCACGTAATGTGCGATTAAATGGCATTGAACCTATCTCTCCTTCTTCGCGAACCGGATATAAATCTTCTCCTTGATTATAAATACCAACATATTTATTCACATAAGACTCAATAGCTGTCCAATGCATGCTGATAACGTCTTCAGAGTTAGAAGGCAACCCACCAAGTAATTTTTCTGTTGGCGACAATCTATTTGAGGGTTTATCAAATCGCGTAATACTAAAATTTCTATAACCACGATTCTTTAAGTGATAAAGTAGTCTTGGTTTATTGGACTCTACTAAAATTGGCATCCCGTAGAAGACTATACACATGAGTACGTCTTCGAAAAAGATGTCTGCCGACTGTGGACGCGCTATGTATTCACAAAAAAATACATTGCTTGGACAGTCTTTCATTGTCACACTTGAAACACCGTGAATCGCTCCTTTTGAACCTAAATTATATTCTGAACCGTTTTCTGTTTGTTCTAAATGCGAATCTTGTACTGAGTCTATATCGTAACTATCCGCGCCGAAACATCCTAAATCCTCATTTAATGGAGCTTTACTTACACCTCCAAACGGACTTGACCTTAATACCCATCTGTTTTGAAGTTCTTTTGGCGGAATCCAGGATAATCTAAATCTGCCTTTCTCGTTTGGAATCCACAAAACTTCGGAATCTTTTACACCGTCTTTCCATTGGAAGTTGCCTTGTGCTAAAGTTTTTTCTATTTCAACGTTGTTATTATATGTAATTTGGTCGTTTAGCTTTTCCAAATTAAACAACGAGCCTTTTGCTTCGTCACGAAATGCTTCGTCAATAGTCATTGGATACGCCCTTAATTCTTCGTTATAAAGAATGTCGGATTGTTTTCTTTTTGATTTACGCCTTGCTTCTAAGAATTGGATTGAGCCTTCATCTATTTCTTCGCCGTAGACATTTATAAATGTTTTACCAGGCGCAACAACAGTATGACAAACTCCATATTTATCAGTAAATCTTTCCATATTAAGATGTGCCGGCAAGAAGTAGGCGTATAATCCTGTTGCTGTTTTCTTAGTGAATTCGTCACGTTTTGAAACTCTTGACCCTAAATACATTTTAAAGAATTGTGATCCGCCGAGCTTCATCGGATTCACAGTTGAGCCGACGAATATTTTACCTACAATACGCCCACCATTTTCAATTGTTGGCGATACACGACCCCAATATGTTTCTAAATTAAATGGAGGTAATGGTTTACTTGCTTCGTCAATTAGCAAACGGGTCATTTTCTGTCCATCATAAGCCGACTCGGTTGTATTTCTCCAATTGAAAGTATTATTTAAGTAATCATCCGTTTGATTATCTTTTTTCTTTTTTGAGATTTTGGTAGAGTCTGAAGGTTTAGAAAATTCAATTTCTGTTTTACTGTCAATCTTTCCTTTAATTACTGGAACGAAGAAAAATGGCAAGTTTTGAATTCCATAAGTAAGTTTTAAAAATGCTTCTTGGGCATCAATACCAGTCTTAGAAATAATACCTAATTCGGCATTTGAAATCATTGTTCCGTCATTTATCATTTCGCAAATGATTTGATACGTGAATCCTGTTCTTCTCGACTTGACGAAAAATTCTCCAAGACATCTTGCGTCTAATATGCAGGCACGAGTGAAATAAAACATATCTCGTTGCGCAAACCGGAAGTCCATAAAGCTCCCTGTATCTAACATCTTGACAAAATTTAATGCCATGTAGTGGGCGGGTGTTAAATAAACAGGCTCTCCGTTGTTCATAAACCAAACTCCGGTTCTTCTTCTTTCGTATTCTTTAATGATTAAATCGTAATAAACGTCTTCATTTTCAGGAGTAAGTCCTTTTGGCAATTCTATTCTTCTCCAATATTGTTCTTCAATTGGCAAATTAGAAAATAAAATGTCTTTTTTATTTTTCGGAGGAACCGGAGTTTGGTTTATGAACAACGGAGAGCCTGTTTATTTAACACCCGCCCACTACATGGCATTAAATTTTGTCAAGATGTTAGATACAGGCTCATTTATGGACTTCCGTTTTGCGCAACGAGATATGTTTTATTTCACTCGTGCTTGCATATTA